CTAGCGTCGTGCATAGTGCCGCCTCCGCCATCAAAAGTTTGTTTACAAGGTATAGAACCTATCGAATCAATAAAAAACGCTAAATTATAAAGTATTTCACCTTTTTCTTGAGCGTCCAACAACTCATTTATATAATCAGTTAATTGTTCTATATAATCAAACGAATCATTAAAAATAAATTGTCCGTCCCACTCACCATTTTCATTTTGTTCCGCTTGTAATCCCAATTCAACACTATGTTCAAAACTCCATTTTTTTTCTGTTATGATAAACACCGGTAAGTGACCTTTTTTTTGAGCGTCTGCCGCGGCTAATATCATCGCGGTTGTTTTTGAAGAATTTGAATGTCCTAAAAACATATTAATACCCCCCATTACAGGACCAGGTAAACCACAAGCATCCATAAATGCGTCACCACAATTATAAAAATTTTCAGGTTTGTATTTTGTTTTTGTTGAATATTTCTCTTTTATATTTAAAAGAGAAGTGTCTTTTTTCTTAATTGCCATGGTTAATATATTTATTAAAATGATTAATAGATTCAAGTTTGTCTTTAGCGTTTGCTAATTTTTCAACAAATTTATCCATTTCTTCTAAATGTTGTGGGTGTTCACCAATACCAACCGGATTTGTAAAATAAATAAGTAATGTTGTTTCAGCCTCACTAATTTGAGCTTCATATTTTTTTACAAGTGATTCATAAATCATTTGTGATATTTTTTGTCCTGTTTTCATAATTAAAATTAAAAATTTACATAAAAAAAAGCGTGGAATATAATTAATTTAATCCACGCTTACTTAATTAAAACGGCATTTCTGAATCTGGTTCTGAATCAGATTGTGGGTCTTTGTTTGTTGTTAAAGATTTTCCACCCATGGAAACAGTACTTTCTGTTGTATTGCTATAAGCGTATTTCCCTGCGTCAGAATCCCAACGTGGAGTTTCACCTCTCGCAATTGATTCAAGATATTCAACAGGTTTTTTAGAGTAAACATCGTCCCAACCTAATTCATCGGTAATCCAACCACTAGAAATATCTTTACTTTTATGTAATGGAGTTGGGTCATCATGCATAATAGTTTGAATAATGGTATATGTCGCTCCTTTTGGAGTTTTTGCTTTTGCTAACTCAAGGATAATATCTCTACCATTTTCAGCGTCAGTAATATCACCTTTTGCTCTCCAAATAGGAATAATTTTATCTAAAACACCTTCATTTTTATAATTGTGTTTAAATCTCCAAAATTTAACTCCATCATCTTCATTATCACGGTCAATAAGTTTAACGATATAAAATTTGCGAGCTTTGTATTGTTTCGCTAATTCTTTATCAGACTCTTTACCAGTTGACATAAGTTCTTCATAAACTTCAGTTAAAGGAGAACGTTCGTTATCATTTTTTCCTGGGTCATAAAATTTTTGCCATTTACCATCTAATAAAATCTCATGAAACCAAACTTCTTTAAATGGTGAACTTCCATCGTTTGTTGGTAAAATTCTTAATTTACGCTGACCTTGTTTTTCATTATCTTTTAAGATAGCCGCGAAATATTTTTTCATTCTCTCATCTTGTGACATTTTAAAAGTGGAAGATGTACCGCTTTGTTTTGAGGTCTCATACTGAGCCAAAACTGAATCTAATGTGCTTTTTGTTGACATGTGTATATATTATTAATTTGTTTCAAATAAAATATAGTCAATAAAACACATTATGTCAATTACCATTTAAATTAAAAACGACCCTAAGGTCGTTTTATTATTAATTTTTGTTAGTTGGTTCGTTGTTTTGAAAGTTTCTAAAACTTTTTTTGATTTCACTTGGTTGATAATTTTCAACTTCGTCTTGAGTTAGAATATATTGGTCCTTCCCAGATTTTTCAAAATCTTCTTGTTTGTCTTCAAAAAAGTCGCTAAGTTTTTGATTATATGGTCCAGAATCTAATGTTCTTAATTGTATTTTTTCTTCAGGTGTTTTAATTCTATATTTTTCAATTTTTGCTTCTAAACTGTTAAGTTTATTAACAATAGTATCCATATCAGATAATTTACTTTCTAAGTTAGTTAACTGACTAAATAAATTTTGAAAATACTCTTCTTGTTTTTCTTCAACATTTTTTTGTGACTTAACTAAGTCTGTAATATCAAGTTCTTCTTTTTTATCTGAATCACCATCAAGTTTTTCAACATCTGGGTCGTTTTTAACATCCACAGGAACTGGGGTTGTTGAAGCCGCACCAGTTGGTGTTTCTGGAGCTGGTGGCAATAATGGTAATTCCTCACCTGTTGGAGCCGGAGCGTCCGGATTTGGGGGTAATGCCGCATCTTGCTCATTAATATAACTATTAATACTGTTATACCTTTTTAATTCTTCTAAAATTTTTATGTCTATTTTCATTTTGTTATCCGTTTAAAAGTTGTTTAACTCCTTGCAAAGTTTCAACTTGAATTTTTTTATTTTGTTTCATAGTGTTGTCAACTCTTTCAATTAAACCATCTTTCATTCTAATAGTGTAACAATCTCCAGTGTCTAAATCACACACTTCTTTATACCCATTACCAGCATCTTTTTCAGTGGTACGAGCACTTTTACCTAAATAACTGTCTAAAATTAATTTTACATCCATAACTTTTTTATTATAAATATTACGATTTTTAAATTTTTGTTGTTTTAAATAAATTTATTGCAAGATTTATCTTTGTTTCCAGAACCTTTTTTTCATCAACACTAATTTTATTATAATTTTCTAAACCAATATCTTTACTAACATTTATATTAATAACCCAAAATTTTAAAACTTCTTCAGCTTTAAGTACTTTGTTATTTAAACTTAATTGATTCATTTTTAGAAACCAGTTACTAGTTAAAAAACTAATTGATTGTGATAACGTATCAAATACGGCATATGGTTTAACAATATCGGCATCATTTGTTAAACACACATAACTATTTTTATTGATATAACGTGATAAATTTGCCCAATCACTGGTTAAATCAATAGACGCTAAATTATTATTTATTGATGAAAATCCGGTTTTATTTCCTGAAGTTAAATAAAAAGAACAAAATATAATTTGTTGTAATTTAAATCTGTCAGTAATATTCAAACTTGTAATTGATACTACGTTATATATTTCTGTTTTAATTTCTTTAAAATTATAAATAGTATTTTCTTTATCACTATTATTTAATTGAACGTATGATTTATATTTGGCATTTAAACTAGTTCCACAATCCGTTGATTCGGCGATTTTTAATTCTTGAGTGGCTTTTGATACAACCTCAGAACTATTATTTATAATATTACCATTACTTGCTTTACCAGTTGTTTTTTGTTTTATAAGTTCTTGAGATTTAGTTATTAAAGATTGTTTTAGAACTGCCAAATAATCAGTCGGTAATGGTAAACTTGCAACAGCTTGTCTAACACCTTCAAAAGAAGTATCAAATTTACCTGGACTTATTGTGTGATTTACACTGGTTATCATATATGGCCCTGAAAACATTGGAATATGTCTAAGATTAAAATACATTGTTGGTTGAATCATAGCATTTCCTAACATATTAACGCTACATTTATAAGACCTAGTTTTATACAAATCATATAATCCAGAACTTTGTGATGCCGCCCCTTTACCAGAACCTTGATTTCTCATATCATACAACATTTGATATGTTTCAGCGGTATCTAATTTAGAGTCTTGACCCACTGTAAACCCATTAAAAATTGATTGGTTTTGTGGACCAAATTCAACATTAAACGCAACAACTTTATTTGAAAACGCATAATCAACTTTATCTGTTTGACTTTCATTTAAAGGATTGTCGGTAGCTCTTCTTATATCAAACGAATCATCTTTATATCGAACATTGTTATTATTCGCAGCTTTTAAATGTTCACTAGCTTTACCACCATAAAAACAAACCATTTTTGATGATGATTGTCTATAATCAACATTTGTAAAAGTCCCAAATAACGTATTACCAAACTCTAAAGTACCTTCAGCTTTTGGTATTGGATTTTTTATAACATCTTGTACATTATAAAAGTTAACATACGATGGTAAATTCATTATGACAAACTGAGAATCCATAATAATACTTCTAATCGTAGTTAATAAGTCAACTTTAGGATTTATTTTTGATAAATAAGTGTCTTTTACTTTATAAACATCAACAATTACATCTTGACCAATATTTTTATTAGCCCTATCCATTAATAAAACATCCTCAAACAATGTTTTATTTTTAAAATCATTACCTGAAATCCACTTATCATTAATCGCTTTAAAACTATCATACAGTTCATATTTAGTTTGTTCGCCTTTAATTTCAGATTCATTTACTTTTTCAGGAGTAATGCTTATATCATCTAATTTTTTATTAAGGATTAAAAATATTTCATTAGTAATATCATCATGAAATGTTATTGATTTGTCTAAATACTCATCCATCGAATTTTTAAAAGCTATTTTAGATTCCGATAAATTCGTTGTTGGTGTATCAACATAAGTAGGGTTTGGTATTTTTACATAACTTACCACAATATATTCTTGTAATGCCGCTTTAGGGTCAGAAAAACTTGGTCCGTAATATTCAATTATTACTTCATCTACAATTCCCCTAATAATTTCATCATCAGTAAGATTACCCCCAGCATTATTAATTAAGGACTTATTTGGCGAAATAAATATTGTTCTACCACTAATATCTCTTAATATTGGAACAACATTAAAATTATTTGGTTTATATAATTTTAAAATTACGTCAGTGTTTGAAGGTGTTGGAGTTACTGGTGGTGTTGGAGTTACTGTTGGTGTTGGTGTTACTGATGGTACACGTATTATTTCAGCATAAGCAATTAAATTTTGTTCGATTGTGATAGGAGGTTTAGGCGTCGGGTCCGATAAAAATTGCGCTAATTTTTGAGACGCGTATAATTTAATAATTGTTGCTAATTTTTTTATATTTGTACTTGTAAAAGCGACATTAAAATCAATAAAAAAATCAGTTATATAAGAACCATTATCACTATATATTAATTTTTCATTATTTGAAAACCCAACATACACTTCTAAATCTTTCCAAGCCTCTGAATAAGTTAGTTTAGATTGGAATAAATTCATTGAATTTCCATTAACAGGTAAAGCATTTGGTGTTGTTGTTGTGTAAAACTCCCAAGTTATTGGCTCAATAATAATTTTATTTGAAAAAGAATAAAAAAGTTTTTTATCAAAAAATGATGGGTTTCCATTAACAAATAAAATATCAGATTTTAAAAATTCATCTAAAACAATATTAATTTTACTAATTTGAGCGTTTTGTATTTTTGTTAATAAAACTTCACTTGACATTTTTATGTCATTATTATTTGTAACCTCATTATATGGAACCGTTAAAATACTTTTAATTAATGATTGAAAATTGGTAGTCATTGATTTTACATCAATATTTGTATCAGAAACACAAAATTTTAAAAATTCATTTTCAAAACCATCTAAAATATCTTTATTAAAAACTGAAAACATTTCTTCAATACTTGCATAAGGAACGTCTTCCCTATTTATTGAAAAATTCTCCTGTTCAGGTTGCCCAGAAAAAATATGTTTCATGTATTCACTTGGAGTTGGTTTTGTTATTTTTTCAACATCAAAATATCCAAATTGAGACGCCGCCCAAAATAATCTAACCGACCCATTATGAATTGAAGTATTTCCGGTTACGTTTTGTATTAATTTAGATTTAAGATTAGTTATTTCATTATACGCTTGATTTTTAAAAGAACCGTGTGACGGTAAAATGTAAGTATTTAATTTATCTTCACTATAAATAATAGATGTCCATGGAGTAATTGAAAAATCTTTAAATTTAGAAATTATTGCTTTGTCTATTAAAAAAGTTTTAAGACCTG